TACCCTTGCGTACCTTCTTGGTAGGGTCGGAGAGGACAAACACTAACTCCCATTCTGGCATTGAGTCTCGGATGGCGGTGTACTTTTGTGTGTCGCCTACCCTGAAGTATCCCTTAGCCTCGATTAGTATTGCCTTCTCTTCGTGTACAAAGTCCGGTACGTACTTCCTGTGTATGGTGTAGGGAAGCCTGTATGGTTCGTAAAGAAAGGTATCGTTTAACTTCTCATGTATCGCTGACTCTAAGCCTGACCTGAATTTTAACTTACTCATTTGATTTTCAGCTCCTGTACGTTTGGTTCCTTAACTACCTTACACAAGTACTTAGGCTTGTAGGAGTAGTTAAACAACCTTAGCTCCGGATAACAGTGCTTTTTGTATTGGCAGTAGGAGCAGCCGATTGCTAGTTCCAAGTTACCTGACTTACCATCTGGCTTAGGTTGATGACAGTAGTAGTCAGGCTCTGGCTTTTTTACCATCTCCTTCAGGTGGTCAACTCTTTCAGTTATCGTACCGTCGAAGTCCATAGCAGCCTTAACCTTGGGGTCAGCCATGTCGTACTTCAGGAACGTAAGGTGTCCATTAGTCTTGTCCATAGCAAGCCAACCAATCTCCGTCTCTCCCTCTGAGTGAGCGTAGGCTTTAATCTGGTCAACGTAACCGAAGGGGTCGTCATGTAGCAGCTTACCTTCCTTAAACTTCTTAAAGCCGAAGGCACTGGCTGACTTAACGTCCGTAACTACTCCGTCAATCTTACAGTCCATAGAGCCTCGAATGCCGTTTACTTCACATTGCTTCTGCTCGTCTGTAACTGTGTGTCCTGCCATACGTGTTAAGAATAACAGCATCTCTTCAACTAGATGTCCATACATAAACTTAACGTACGTGTGTGGCTCTATCTCTTCCTTCTCTGTACCTGCTACTACATTCCAAAGGTATCGGTCAGTGCGTCCAATGTTAGACAACCTAAGCGTCCGTTTGTCCTGTCGCTTCTCCCTGCCGAACTCAGTACGCATTAGCTCCTTAACACCTTCACCGAACTTCTCAATCTCAGCTTCTACGTCTACGTTAGGGTCAGCGTCCTTAGTCTCCATCATCTTGTAGATGTCTGCTACTACTGTATCAGTCGTTTTCATTGTCTAAGTCCTTGAACGCCTGTATCACATTCATATCAAACAGCTTCTTTAATGGAATCAGGTGCATCCTGCTTGCGTTGTTATCGCCACCTGACACTGAGCGGAACTTGTTAGCTGCAATAATCTTTCTCAACACCGTTGTGTCAAAGACTAAGGTGCAGTATTCCTCTTCCCCTACGCACAGGTTGTGGAACCAGTAGTCAGATTCAGTAGCTTCAATGCCTGAAGGCTTACCCCACGACTGGTACTCAATGCAGATGTTACCAGTCTTCTGCCACATATCCTTCTCTGACTTAACTTCTATCTTCTTGTTGGTCAGCATCTCGGCAATCTTATCTTCCCTTACTTCCCCGTATGCTAAGTCAATGTCAAACTTCTTCCTATCAGCTTTTACAGGTTTCATTACTGACTCCCTACTGACAGTCCAATAATCAAGCTAACAAGAGCTATGCCGAACACAACACTCATCCACCCACGGAACTGTTCTTCTTCCTCAGGTTCCGTTGGCTTAAGCTCAATCAAACCCATAGCCATAATAACTGCCTGTAAGCCGTGCTTCTTATACATCTCGTGGTAAGGGTGGTTAGGGTTGCCCACTCTAATCTGCTTACCGTTTACTGTGAGTCGTGTTCTGTCTTCTAAATGTCTATTGTAAGCCATTGTCTGTTTCCTCATTAGTGAGTTTCTGACCAGTTGTCGCCAATTTGATACTCTCCTGCGAGAGGACAGTTGAGTTTGTAGTGTAGGCCGGCTGCTTCAATGCTAGCCGTTGCCAGTCTGCCAAACCTTTCTGCGTCCTTTGTTGCGACCTCCGTCTGGATTTCATCGTGGATGTTTCCTATTATCTTATAGTCAATTTTATGTAGGGTAGCGTACTCATCTAAAATGCACAGTGCTTTTTTCATAATGATTGCACCTGCGCTTTGTAAGAGTGAGTTCAATGCCGCGTGTTCTGAGCGAATGGAAACTTTCCTTCTATCGAGTCCAAAAACAAAGCCTCTTGCTGAAGCCACTCCAACTCTCTCTCGTAATGCTCCAAGAGCAGGCGTATTTTTGAGGAACTTTGCCTTAAGTCGTCTACCATCTCGTGCAGTTCCACCGACGATACTTCCGATTTTCGCATCTCCTGCACCGTACAGAAAAGCGTAGATGAAAGTCTTTGCTTGACTTCGAGTGTCAAGGCCCGCAGCCAACTGGTTTGCCGTGTGAATATCTCCCGTGAGAATTTCATTAGTGTAGTCCTTATCGTTCATGTAATGTGCAAGCATACGTAATTCTAAGCCGCTTGCGTCCATACCTACCAACTTGTAACCTTCCGGTACAACCCATACTGCACGACACTCTTTACCGTAGGGCGAATAACCTGCCGGAACCTGTCCCATGTTTGGACTGGAGTGTGTCATACGTCCGGTTACTGCTCCGTTGGCATTCACGTAACCATGTACCCTACCGTCATCCTTAACAGCGTCCAACCAACTCTGCACCTGTGCGATACGCTTCTGTATCATCAGGTACTCACCAATAAGCTCCGCTTCCGGTATACCCTTCACCTTGCTAAGAACGCCTTCGTCAACGATTGGCTGTCCTTTGTCAGTAAAAGTCTCTGGTTGCCATCCGAAGTATTTTAGGTAACGTCCTATCTGTTGACGTGAGCCTAAGTTAAACTCTGGATAATCCAGTCTGCTAAATGGTGCTACTGCTATCTCCCATTGGTCGCCTAAGAACTTTAAGCCTACTACTGAGTAAGTTCCGTCCTTCTTAACCTTGGGTGTTATCTCTTTAATAAATGTAGGTAGTGGTTTGAACTTCTCGTGTACCTTATCCTCTAAGTCGAACTTCTTTTCCTTCAGTTCTCCTAACAGGTTAAAGGCTGCTCTCTGGTTTAGAAGCCATCCGTTCTCAATCTGCTTGCTAATAATCCTTTGTACCTGACCTTCCAACATAACGCTTTCAGTTCCAAAGCTATTAAGGTCACGAAGTAATCTCTGGTACACCAGTTCATTAACCCTAACATCTTGCTTACAATACTCCACCATATCCTGCGAAAAATTAAGCCAATCACTGTGTTCTCCTTTCGGTTGATGTAGTAGCTGACCCCAGTTCTCCAATGAATGACCGCCTTGTCGTGATGGCTCTGCCAGTCTGGACATAACTAATGTGTCAGTTACTTTGCACTTACTAAAGTCTACGTCGAGTAGCTGTTCCAATACTGGAATGTCATACCCGATGATGTTGTGACCAATAACCTCTAGCTCGCCTTGCTCCTTAACCCAGTCCTTGAAGTTAGGTAGGGTATCCCCTGACCACTCAATGTACTCCTTAGCCTCTCTCTCGTAGGCTATAATGCACCAAACCGTATCAGGGTTTAGGCCGTTAGCTTCAATATCAAAGACTATCTGTTTCATTAAAACTCCGAGTTACCTTCAGTGGGGCAGGCTGTTTCAATCATACGGCCTGACTCTGCATCATAGTACAGGTAACAAGCTGCACCAGTAAGGCCAACAAACCTGTTCTTCATTACCCTAACGCACGTGGTATTTCTAGTATGCTCATCTGTGTGTTGCTGATTACGCTCTAAGCCGATAACCATGTCGCTTAACTGTGCAATGCTCTGGCTACCACGTAAATCTGCTAGACTAATCTTACCTCCATCCTCGTGTGCTACGCCTGACGAACGCTTTAGGTGGGAGATTAAGAACATACCCACACCAGTCTCTTGAACTATCGAACGCAAGTTAGTCATAATACGGTCAATGGCTTTACGCTCATCGCCATTCTCCTGACTAGACACCACGATACTTAAATGGTCGAGTATAATCCATTTACAGTCTAAGCCTTTAGCCATGTAACGTATGCGGGACATTAGGTGGTCTTCCTGCGCGCTACCAAAGTGGTCGAGTAAGTGTATCCTATCTAACCCGAAAGTACGTAATCAGTAACCATATTCTTCTTCCTCTGTAACGGTTTCTGCTACGTCTGGTTTGTGCAGTAGCTTGTTAGCTTCAACAGACATAATACCTACAGTGGTTTTAGGGATGTTTTCCTCTAACGCTAGGATGCCTATCTTATCCTCTGTGTTCATCAATAGGTAATGTTGTAGCTCTCTCATTATCTGAGACTTACCCATACCAGAGCCTGAAGTGAAGGTAACTAGCTCTTGCCGTCTGAATCCGTAAGTAAAATCATTCAGACACGCCCACGGATAAGGGATAGA